ACCGTTTTATCCTGGCCGTTGACTTGAAAAGTCGTGATGCTGTCGACAGGCAGCGCCAACGGCCAAGAACTGGCATAGCCGTTGCCAAGCATTTGCTCATTCGTCGTGACGAGCTGGTAGGCATTGGTGACATACTGGCGGTTCCTGTAAAGCGGGGATTGTGCCGAGAGTTTGGGCGTGTTGGAGTACATCACATCGCTTGTTCCATCGGCCTTGATACCTGTCCAGGCAGGCCAGGCCGCGAGCCTGCTCGTGCGTCCGTAGAGCGTGAGTGAGAGATCAGGATTGATTTTCCAGAGCATGTTACTCTGCTTGGCGGCATCGGCAATATTGGCGGTGGCCTGAGCATAGGCATACTTCGTTGCTTGCAAGACATTGCCCGTTTCGAGTTGCGGCCCCCGAACGTTAAGAACGGCTTCATGCACGACCGGTGTGTAAAGTGGATCGGACGAAGTGAGCAGGAGTTGAGAGCCAACCGTGGTGGATGTTGCCAAAGCGCCATTGCCCTGCACCACCAATTTATAGATCACCATCGACCCACCGTTCGAGTAGAGACCTGCGCCACCAACGCCCGCTACCGGTGTTCCATCCGTGTAGGTGAACACTTGCACGCCATCCCAGCTTATTGTGACTACGTTACCCACTGCACTGGCTACAAGCGTATGGTAGGTGTTATGGACAAAGTCGATGGCAACCTGTCCAATTTGCGTTACAGTGCCAGTCAGGCAGCGCACAATGGTGGCCATCTGTTGGTTCGAGACGGCTGTACTGTCCGTTAAGATGACCCGGTAGAAATTGCTCGTATCACTGTATCTGAACAAGAAACCAGCCTTGTCGGATGAGGCGACCAGTGCCGTGAGTGTCCCATTGACGACGGTATTGGCGAGCGTCCACCTGGCATGGCCGGTCACGCCCCCGGATATCGTGAGTTTCGAGTTTGGCGTGTCATACGTCAAGGTTGGGATAGAACCGCCCGTTTGAAAAGTCAAGGTATAGTTGGCCGAGGTATTAGTGGTGAAACTATCGCTCATCTGGGCCGGTTGTGAGGTTAAACCCGCCACCGCAGAGCCGGACGTGACGGTGGTATACGTTGAGTTGTCGAGCGTGGTTTTACCAATGAGCGTGGTATTAGCAGGCACATCGGCTACCCACGTGAATGAGGACGAGCCGACGTAGCCAAGAGACGCCACGTTCATCGTAGGTGACTTCCTGTTGCCTGATGACTGAAAATCACTTGAAACAACGGCAGTCAGTCCCCATAGAGTCGGATATTCGGCCACATTGGTGGTGGTGAAGATCGCCTTGAGCAGGAGGCTCTTTCCGCTCAAGTTTGCGCCTTGCGCACACCCTGGTATCGTGGCTCCGTTGGTGCAGGAGGTGTAGGTGACCCCTGCATCAAGGGACGCTTGCACGTCTAGCGTACAAGAGTCTGGTACCGTCTCATTCCACTGCACAACAGAACTTTCCACAATGCCCACGCCAGATACACTCGTAGAGGGCCACAGGCGTGTCGATTGCAAGTTCGTGCCTGAAACGATACCGATGTCCGACCAGAACGCCGATTGACGAACCGTGGTGTCATTATAGTAGCGCACGCCCACATAGCCCGCCGCCGTAGTGAACGAGTCCGTGACGTTGATGAGTAATACCCCATCAATGTAAATCTGGTGGCTGGTACCTGAAATGACCAGTTGCATGTGATAGGTGGTATCCGCCGTATAGGTGCCTGCCGTTGTCGTAATTTGCGTCCACGTGCTTCCCGTACTGTTGCTGCCATGCCCTAACACCAACAGTTGGTTCGCCATGTCAATACCGGCAAAGTAAGCGTACGTATCATTGGCATTGACCCAGGATGTCGTGCGATAGACCACGCCATAAATGCCGGTAGCGTTATGCGGGTTGATGTCAATGTCGAGCACAAAGTCAGCAAACGTGCCCGCCCAATCCATTTTTATCTTGCCGTCACCCACACCCGTACAGCGCATCTGTAAGGTATGCACAAAGGTACTTTGCGTGGCAGCAGCAGCGGTCACACTCGAAAAGATGCTTTGTGAGCCAGTATTGCCAAAGGCCCATTGTTTATATTGCCCGGTGATGTAGAGACCCAGCGTCGAACTATTGGTGAGCCGCGTATTGGTGCCCGTTGCCATCGACGCATCACCCGCCAAACTACTGATGATCACATCACTCTTGGTCGCCACATAGGACGGGATGAGCGTGAGCGTGCAGTCATGCAGCACCGGCGTATATTCTGGATTGGGGCCACCCACATTTAAGGTTTGCCGTATCTTGAAAAGCTTTCCAGACACACTCATACCCGCCATCATGTTCGGGATGGATTGTTTATTCGTGCAGGTGAGCCACGTGAACCCATTGTCATAACTGACTTCCATGACGACCTGCGGCGGATAATTGACGTTGGACACGCTCTTTTGAGCAGGAAGGTCGGCTGTCCAACTCATCAGCGATTGGCGCAAGATAGTACACGCACTATTGGTATAGGCAGGACTGACGCGTTGGCCGGTTTGCTCGTAAATCTGCTTAATAGAAATGGATAAGGCGTCATAGCCTACGCTTGAAAGCTTATTGATAGGGATACTGGAATAGGCATTAAAGATGTTATCCAGCACGGTGAAACTGCTATTACAGTAGTGAATATCACGGATGTACACCGTATAGGTGCCCGCTTTGTCCCCTTCGAGGGCCACGGTGGCATACTTGACCGTTTTTCCATTCTGCGAAGACGGGATACTAATCGTTCGCCAATACCATTGGTCATTGGCCAGCCCGCCCAGGTCATTCTTGGGATGTGAGCCAATTTGTGATTGGTCGAGAGCAGACGGGGAGCAATCTCGAAGGGTGGTGCCATCCGAGAAGACGAGATCCACACCGCCCATCATTTGGGGGCTATCTCCGCTTATCCAGATAGCATAGGTCAACAAGTCTCCATTTGAGACGGTGCGACTGCCAAAGGTGAATATCTTGTAATAGGCAAAAAGATTGGTTCCAGCCAGGGCGTTGGCTGTCCCTTGCAACTTGATGGCATTGGTGCCATTCAATTGCAGATTGTTGTTATACGCAGCCAGCGTGCCATCAAGCGTGCCCGCCGCAAAGTCCGCGGTGCTTGTCTCCGTCTTCACAAAAGTCGAACCAGCATTTGCGAGCGTTAAGCCATCGGCAGTGGCTTGCGTGTTGGTGTGTGTGCCTGCTGTCCATGCAGTGAGGTCGGCATCTCTATCGATTTGATAGTTGGCCGTCACCCCTTGGCTTGCCAGGGCATTTTGGTGGATGAGTGCCACAGCGTCGCCCGAAGTCACGCCTGCCAGTTCATCACCCGTGTACGTCATTTTATCTGATAGGTACTGTGTGTCCTTACACGACACGTCATAAATACTGATCAATGATCCATTGCTGCTGACAATCACCTGCCTATCCGCCGTATCGACATAGCCCACAAACTTATTGACCCCGTTCTCTTGGAGGATGACCTTCATATTCTGAGCAATGGTCAGCGCGTTGGTGGTGTCCACAATCCCAAACGACGCGGTCGTGCGCTGATTGGCACGTTCTGAGACTTGTACTTTGCTATACAAGGCGACGGAAACACCGCCGACGGTGCAAGTGAGAGTGACGTCGCTCATCAGCCGAGTCCTCCCGTGCTTCCCGTCGACGTCATAATTTGCCGGCCAAAAGCATTCATGATGTCATCGCTGGTGATGCGCCCGCCGCTCGACATCTTCCGTTCGATGCGCCCCAACGCATCGACGATCTCGCGATTGCCTCCCCCTGTGGAGCGCGTTGTCGCGCCGGACGATGTCGATGCTGCCACGCTGCCCAGCTTTTGTGGAATGGGCTGCACCATCATATCCACCGCCGTCTGCACTTTCGGAATACCGGCCACAATCCCTTCGGCAAAGCCACCGGCCAATCCAGGCCCCCAATCCATCAGGTAGCGTCCAGGCCCTTCCTTAGTTGGCGAATGAAAGCCCAGCCAGGAAGCCACCGTGTTCACCACGGATTGCGCCGCGGACGCCACCGCGCCGAGCATCGAATAGATGCCATTCACCACCCCTTGAATGATGGATGCACCCCAACTATAGGCGAGGCCGGCCAACCCGCTAAAGAAGCTGCCAATGCTGCCCGCCAGGGCACCGAGTGGGCCGCTGACGTAGCCCCAGGCGCTCGAAAAGACGCTGGACACATTCTGCCACAGCGTGACGGCCAAGTTGCGTACTGTCGAGGTCATGGCATTCCACCAGGACGCGATGCCAGACCCTATCTGGCTAAAGATGCCCGACATCCAGCCCCACACGGCGGCAAACACGCCCCTGACACCGTTCCAAGCCGCCTGGGCGAGCCCAACCATTGACTGCCACTTTTGGCTTATCCAGCTCACTACCGCCGTCCAGGCGTTGTGCAGCCAGTTGATGACACCAGTCGTCACACTGATAATGGTGTTGACCAAATCCCTAAAGTAGTAGTTGTGGTTATACAGCCACAAGAAGGCGTTCGCTACCGCTTGCACGCAGGTATTCCAGGCATTTTGCAGCCAGGCAATACCGCCTTGGACGACGTTCCGGATGCCATTGATAGTCGCATTCCAGGCAGTCACCGCGTCGGCTTTGATGCCATTCCATAGTGCGTTGAACCAGGCGCCAATCGCGCCAAACACGGTATGGAACCAGTTCAGGGTAGCACCCCAGGCCCCTTGCAGCCAGTGGGCAATCTCGCCCCAATGCTGCACGGCCAGGATGACCAGTGCCACCACCGCAATCACGGCGATAACAACGAGATAGACAGGCCAGAAGGCGGCGATATTGGCCGCAGCAGCCACATAGGCCGCCGCCGCATAGGAATAGAGCGCCATCACCATGGCACCGCCTATGATGACAGCCAGCACGAGCAGGGTCGCCTTGAGCAAGGCCGAGGCTAACTCAAAGCGCTGAAAGAAGCCGACGATAGCGCTGACACCGGTGATCATGCCGCTCAAAGCGGCACCGAGTAGCATCACCGTGTTTTTGAGCGCTCCGGATGAGATGAGCCAGCTCGTGAACGCGGTCACCAATGGGGCCACCTGACCGACCAGTTGCGTGAAAACGGGCAAGAGTTGCTGCCCCAGGACGATGAGCAGGGCACCAAAGGCGGCGCGTGCCGCATCCATCTTGAAATTAAAGTTGGCCTGCACATCACTCCACCCCAGGATGGAACCGCCGGCCTTCTTCACCGACTCGGTGATGGCGTCCACGTTGCCCTGGAAGGTTTTCAGGTGGGCACCCGTCAGTTCCAAGAAGCCCATCATCTGCTTTGAGCCACCGGCAATGTCACGAATAGCCTGGTTATAGGCCGCGCTGCCGACCGGAAACTTCTTGCCCACATCGTCGATAATCATCTGCAAGGCGCCTGGCAAACTCACCTTCATCTCATCGGCGACCTGCTGCGTGGTGAGCCCAATCGCCTTTAAGGCGGCGGCGCCCGCTTTGGTGGGGGATTCCAACGCCAGAATGAGCTGTCGCAAGTGGGTAGCAGCCATACTCGCGTTATCTCCCTGACTGGTCATGGTGGCCAGGGCCGCACCCACATCAGTGAGCGAGATGCCAAAGTGGGCCGCCGCCGGCAGCACGTTGGAAACCGCGCCCGAGAGTTGCGCAAGGGTCATCACGCCGCGCGAGGTGGTGGCAATCAGGGTATTCATGGCCGTGGCGGCACTCATATGCTGCGCCGCGTAGGCATTCATGGTAAAGACCTCGACTTTGGCGACGCCGTTCAAATCAGCATTTTCGGCCTTCGCCCCCATAGCCGCCACACGCAGTGCTTCGAGTCCAGCCGCCCCGTGATAGCCACCGCTCGCGATGTAGTACATGGCATTGCTGAGTAGTTGGGCACCCGTGCCCACCTGACCGGCCATGGTGAGCATGCCGTCGCCGACCATTTGCAGGTTGGAATGCAGTTCCCCAGCAGTCGTAAAGAGTTTCGTGATGCTTTGCTGGAAGTCGCCAGCCGCTTTGACCGCCTTGACGCCCAGCCAGACCGCGACGGCAGTGGCCGCCACCGCCACGATAGCCGCAAGCCCCAGGAAGACAGACCCCATGCCGACGACGCCCTGCTTGATGGCGTCCATACCAACGGTGCCGGCGGTGCCCATGTTTTGCATGCCAAAGGCAAGGTTGCCGACGCTGTTTTTGAAGACGTTCAGGAGTCCCGTGGCGGTGGCCATACCGGCCTGAAGACCGGCCATTTCCGCACCAAATTTAACTACAATCTCACCGACGGTCGTGGCTTGTCCCCTCCTTTCCTTACTTCTGCTCGCCTACGAGGGACTGCAGACGTTCATTTTCCAGTTCATCACGCCGCTCTAAGTAGAGAAGCCATCGCACCATATTGGCGCCTGATTTGAGGCGGGAGTAGAGTTCGCCCCGCGTGGCGCACCCGAAGAGTTCCATCAACTGAAACTCGCGGTACGCTTCGGGCTGCTCACTCATTTTTTTTTCATGGCATCAAGGGCCTTCTCAGAGAGACCAGAGATATCGGCGGCTCGCATGGCAATGCGTTCAGTCGCGGCACCCATTTTTCCGTTCAACATGCCTCGGTCGGCATTCTTAAAGAGGAGTCGCTTGGTGGTGGGATGCCGTGTTGAGAGAATGACGAGGTCGGCATACATCCTGGTGAAGTCGATGTTATCGGCGCCGTTGCGGTTCATGGCCTTGATAAACTGTGTGCGCTCAAAGGAGGTGAGTGAGCGAATGAGCACCGTGACAATCTTTGGTTTGCCGTCTTTACCGGGTACCTTCCACTCAGGGATAGGCAGCAATTCTTCCACCACGTCGTCAATGTTGGAGATAATCGCACGCAGTTCGTCTTCATCCGCCGTTTCCAGGTATTCAGGCTCCTCGCTACGCGCCGCCCCGTTGGTATGTGGCTCCTCATTGGTTATATCAAGCGTGTCCGTCGCGGCATCCTCTTCGGCATCCTCTTCGGCTTCCTGGTCGTAGAGTGTTGGTTCCTCACCCGCCTGTAGCGCCCGGAGGCGCTTCTTCTCTGGTCGCAATTCGTGCCTTCTTTCTATCAAGTTGAACGTAAGTAAAAGCCACCATAGAGGTCAAAGCTCATGGTTTGCATCAACACATCCTTGGAGTCGGCTTTCGGGTCAACGCCAGTCACAATGCCTAACGCGTCCCAGCGCACATTGTTCGTCTTGTCCACATAGAGCTGCATGCCGACAACGTTGCCCAACTCAAGGAAGATGCGCCCATCTGTGCGCACACTGTCAATCTTGCCTGAGCCTTCTTTCGTCGTGGCCAGTTTACGCGCATAGTTGCCGGTTGCCTGAAAGGACGTGGTATCTTTGGTGTTCGCCTTGAGTGTGAGTGACCAATCGGTGGCATCGTCGAGTTGGGTCAGGTTGAAGTAGTAGCCGGTCGAGATGCGCGTGAAGTTGTTGGTCGAGACCACGCGGGCCGTGTTAAAGACAATCACCCCACCGGCATATTGGAAGGTGTAGTCAGTGACCGTCACCCAGCCGGTTGAGCCGTTGGGCGAGTTCTGTACCACGATGGGTTGCTGCCAGTCCCACGATTTGTGCGTAGCGGCGGTATAGGTGATGTGGTCGCCACTATCGTTCGCCGTCTCATTTGTGGTGTTGATGGACGGGGTAGCGGCCATCCATACGTCAGCACCGACGCCAGCCAAGGGAGTACCCATGATCCTTTACCACCTTTCTGTCACGCAAAGGCGAGTACACCTGTTCCATCGAAGGAAAAAGTAACCTGGTTCACGTCTTTCGCATCGGACTTGGGGTCAATGCCAACCAGGATAGCGGAGCCTGTCCACTTGTGTGTACCGGCGGCGTCTGTATCCATTTCAAGGGCAAAGGTGTTGCCCAGGCCATTAATGAGGGCCACCTGCCCGTTGGTATCGGTGGCATCAAGTGGCCCGTCTATCTTGACTGACCACTCCTTGACGGTGGCCGTCTTGGTCGCATACCCACTCGCCGATTGGAATGCGGTGGTTTCCTTCACGTTGGCCTTAGCCGTCACCGTCCAGGTATTCATCCAGGCGATGGCATTGGCCCCGGTTTTGACATTGGCGGAAACGCCAGCTAGCGGAACGCCCAATTTCTTTCTCCTTTACAGTTCGTAGGCCCGTGTGCGAAAGCGCACCGCGCAATGCCTGACGTTATAGTCCGTTTCGTGCAAGATGGTAGACCAGTCATAGTTGACGTAGGCAACACCATAGTCAGTGAGTGAGAGCGGTGGGTTCGTCGGCGTCGTCTGCAAGAGCCGACGAACCTCGGCCAGTATCTGGTAGCACTCGTCATCGGAGCCCGCTTGCGAGAAGATGTCCAGCAAAAACATGCCGTCATTGTTCATCTTGCCGCCAAACGTTGGCCCAACGCCGTCCACATGCTGCCCGTAGGTGACGTAGGGAAACGGCTGCCCTTCCGGCGCGATATCAAACACACCAGTGATGATGCCCATGAGCGTCGTATCGCCTGTGAGCTTTGCCTGTACCGCTACCTGTAACTCGTACATGAAGACTGGCCGTGTCGCTGGCATCGTTACTCCTTACGGGAAAATGGCCCTCATGCGCGTCATGAGCTTCTTCGACCCGTAGAGATAGGCCGGAGTCATGAAGTCCTGTGGTTCAACCCAGCTTCCTGACCTTGTATGGTGCCCAAAGCACACCCAACGGGCGTAGTCCGCATCATTGAAAAGTTCGCCCCAGATGCGCCCAGCGCCGCCGCCAATGCGTATCTGCTGACGACTGTAGAGGTAGCCCGTCTCCTCTGGGATAAGCGGGAGTGACACGAACTGCGCATCCTGCGTCACATCGGTCACTGCCTGTGCAACCTTGAGCCGTGTCTGTGCCTCGATCTGCTTGATGGAGTTCAGTAATGCGTCGAGTCCTTCTAGCTCGATGGTGATGCCTGCCATGTATTACCGCTCCCTCGCTGGTTTGGCTGACTCTTGCAATGCCTTGTGTACTTCTGCCTTCACCAACTCTGTGAGCCAGGAAGACTCTTGAAAGACCTCGGCAAGCACTTTATAGACCTCACTGCGCACAAAGTCCTTGGCTTTTTCGGTTGGCTCGGTATCCCAGGTGACATGCACCTGCAAATCTTGATGCAATGTTGCCATAGCTCACTCTTTCCTCGGAGTAAACAGAGCGTCATACTCTTGCTCAAGAGGGGCATTATGAAACTCAGCTATCACTTCTGGGTTTGCAATAACCATCATGAGTTCGCCGCTAGGAGTGGCACTCCCAAATGGCTCACCAGTAACTGGTGAGAGCTTCACGCGGACACCCTCAACAGGTACCCATTTCTGACCGTCTGATTGTGGCTCTTTGGCCAGTGCGTACATCTTGATGCGAGTCACTTCATCCAGCCGAAAACGCGCATGTATCTGCATACTTTCTCCTTTGTGTCTATCCGGTCATGCTTGCGCGTCGTACTAGTACACGACGACAGACTTCATAACTCTCTGGCGCAAGCAGGTCAATCA